TTTATCTGCCATAGTATAGGTAACATTATGTTTAGCTAATACAGATGATATAGATGTGTGATTATACCAATCAATTTTAGTAGAAACACCTTGTCCATTATCATCACCATAAGTAGTTAATTGGACATTAATATTAAAAGTTTTAACCTCCTGTAAGGGATTCAAACTTCTATAACAATACCTCATATAGATACAATTCACCAACCCATTAATAACCACGGTGAGTGGGTGACCAGAAGGATTTTTACCAAACATGGTAATCAAAGTACCATTAAAATCAACAAGAGGATAGGCTATGTCATAAGCTATACCTCTTATTAATTTAAGATGCTCTTCAGAACAACCAGATAATCGATGAAATTCAGCAATCATGTGGAATGCGTGTAGAATCAAACTAGCACGCATTGTAATATCATAATCGGAAAAATCACCAAAGATCATTCTATGCTCGCCAAATTTGGTTAGATACTTATATAAATCTGACCAATCTTTGCCATGCGCATTAATACCTGGAGAAGATTCGAAAACAAAAGGATTATTCATTGAGAGTCTTAAAAATGATAGAAGTGCCATTCTTACTATAATAGTAAAATCAACAGGTCCACCATAGAAAACTCTTGTTTTGAAAGCCTTAATCTTTGCCATCTTCAAGGGTTCGTCTTTAAGTGTAGCAACAAAGATAGGGTGTGATTGCTGGTTATTTTGATAGAGATCATATCTCTTCTGAACCATCTCATGGATCTCATCAGTAAATTGGATAGGATCTTGATATATTTCATCAGAGGGTAAATATATGAAATGTCTTTTCTTTGTTTCGCGGAAAGGAAAACCCGCACTAGTATTTCTATTAATTTTATCAACAAATTTACAACCGGGATAACCATTCACACATGTCTTAATATCATATATTTGCAATTTTCTCTCATTCATAGGTATTCGAGACCAACGCTCAAGCATAGACTCTTTACATTCCTCAATGTAGTTTTCATTAAAAGAATTACTACTATCAATAATCTCTTTAAATGCTCTATACCAAGGTTGCCATCCTGCCATAATAGGTTTCCCATAATTTAAGGGAAATCCATCACGCATCAATA